TACCCTCCCACTCTCATTGTATACATATCCTCTTGAAATGTTAAACTACAGTTATATGTTTCAAAATCCGCAAGGGATTTAGGGGAAATAATATTCCCCTTGCCTCTAACATTTAAAGGATTTACTATAATCTTCTCAACCATAAAACTATTCACCTACCTATTGCTCTACTATTACGAGCATCAATACGAGATTTAACTTTCGCATCAATAGTCTGGAAATCCCTGCTACCAACAAACCTTTCCAGGAAAGATTTATCCTGCATCACATTAAGTAACTGAGTAGTATTGATATGAGCAGGAACATTCTGTAGATCCAAACTCACATTATAATTCACATCAATACTATCATGAGTGCCCTCATTCACATAAGTAACATCCGCTCCACCAGCCGCATTCAACTCATAACCTGCTGCATTCAACTCATAACCTGCTGTATTTGCTCCAGGAATAATACTCATTGCACTTTTAATCTTGTCAACAATAGGTTTCAAATGGTCCCAAGCTGCACGGAATGGTGCAGTAAGAGCATCAGTAACTCCACTTAATGCACTGGATATTTTACCAGCAACTCCTGTGAATGGACTTGTTATAGAAGAGATTACACTATGAACTGCACTTGTTGCTGCAGATATCCATGCATGGATTGCACTTGATACTCTGCTTGCTACACTGTGAACAATACTGTATACTCTTCCTGGTAAGTTTTTGATGTTGTTGATTATGCCGTTGACGAAGTTTCGACCAGCTCTGATTGCATTGGTTAACATTTGAGCACCAAACCTGAGTACACCAGTGATGATCCTTGTGAAAATACTGGATAATGTTGTGGTTATTGTATTCCAGATTGATGTTAATATTCCCTGGAGTGTCATTTGACCGGTGGCAAACTGATTGAAAATACCGATTGCCCATTGCACTAAACTAATAACCAATCTTATCGGTGCAGTCATAGATTGCCATGCTAAACCAACAGCATCAATCACCGCTCTTACAAGGTCGAATTGTCCACCATTAGCAACACCAAAGAACTGTAAAATAGCATTCCATGCTTGTCCAATCCAAGACCCTAATGTCTCGAAAGCCGAACTAACTGCTGATATCATAGCCTGAATATCAGGATGATTTATAAAAGCGTCCCATAATCTCATTATACCTGCTTGAATTGCTTCAAACATTGTACCAACATCTGTCCACCATCCAAAGGCTTTACCAATCTCAAACACTGCAGCCACGAACAATGCAATCGCTGCAATAATTGCAAGAATAGGCCATAATGCCGCACCTTCCGCAATCGCCAAACCACCAAAGGCGATACTTGCTCCTTCAGCTGCGGCAGCTTCTGTTGTAATACCTATTGCTGCAGCGGCACTTGCGATTGCACCTTCACCTTCAATAAGGTTCTTTGCAGTTTGTGCGATATTGAAATCTCTTATCCAAGTGATAGTACCTCTTAATGCACTGCCTAATTGTGTTAAACCTTGCACTTGTAAACCGAATTGACCGACTTGACCGATTGCACCAGCCATTGATAAGAAAGGCCCTAATGCTCCACTAACAGACAAGGATACATCTTCCCAAGCCGCACCTACTTGGTCTAATAATGTTTTATGTTCGGCTTCTTCTGATGCCAATTCTCCAAGGGTTCCCTCATATTGACTGGTTAATTGTGTTGCATTACTAATTGCACCGGCAGGCAATCCGAGTGCTTGTTCTAATGCAGCACTATCATTCCCTGCGGTTTTCAATGCATCACTTAAACCGGATAATGCTGCTCGACCTCCACCGAATTTTTGTGTTGCTGCGGCAATAATCACTGAGGCTTGGTCTACATTGTATCCTAATTCATGGAACTGGCTATCATATTTCTTGATGAAACTATAATAGTTCTCCATTCCTCCAACGGTATTTGCATTTGCATAAGCCAACGCATTAAATGATGAAGATACATTGTTCATATCTACACCAAGCACGGATAATTCCTGACCTAAACTGTTAGTCTTTTCCGCACCAAGACCGAAAGCATCATTAATCATATCCAAGTCAGTAGCAGATTGTGCAAGGTTCTCGCTTGAAACTCCAATTTGGTCCAATGATTTCACATACATCATTGCCTCGTCATTAGGGAAAGTTGCATTACTAATATGATTAATCATTGACACCAATTGAGGTTCTGCAATACCAGTCTGTGTTGCCAATTGACCAACAGTAATCGCAGCAGTATTCATTTCTTGAGCCATTCCCTCAGCTTTATCACCAATTGCTCCTACTTGGTCGGCTAATTGCATCAACATTGATGAGTTAATGATTCCAAGGTCATTGTCTAATTGTTGTACTGCTTGGTCTGCTTCGTTGGTTTCTTGTTCTAATTGGTCTGCACCGGCACTGGCATCTTGCATTCCTGCACCGTTGATATTGTCGATACTGTTCCCTACTTCTTCGGCACTACTGGATACGGATTCGAAAACACTCGAAGCATTATCAATTGCTTGCAGTATAATCTCTATTAATTCTTCTCCTGCCATACTCCTATTTCACCTCTTTTTCTTGAATTTTATACCATTCGCTTCACATAAGGCCTTAACCTTCATATCCAAATTCTCCTCGAAACCTATGTCTTTACTTGCCATGATGGATAGGAATGCTTGTTGAAACTGTGTACTGTCCTTTAAATCAGAGACTATTCGCATTCCATCACGATGCACACGATACAAGACCCTTGCCTGGTCAGTCTTTGCGAAACTGTTTAATCACAGTCAAATCATCATCAGATAATTTACTTACTCTAATGATCTGTTCGAAAATCAACTCTGGTACACCAGGATAGAACTCCTTAACCTGCTCTGGCTTGATGTTCATGCTCCATGCGATTGCAGTGTACATGGCTTCGTTTTGTGCCTCGGTGAATTCGGCGGTGCTGATGTCCATGTCTTGCATGTTAGTTTGTGTGGTTGTTCTTTTGCCATTTGTCATTCCTATTTTCACATGGAATGGTTGTTTTTCGATTGCTTGTAATTTTGATAATTCGCCACTTGTTAATGGTCTGAGTGTGATTGTGGTTTTTTCATCTTCGTATTCGATTACAACATCTTCGGTTTTGTCTTTGCCTAATGTGAGTTTTGCTAAAATATCATTATTGTTCATTGGTAATTCACTTCCTTTTTAATAAAAAAAAGCCCCAATAGGGTTGACCCAGTTTAAATGGGTTCCTTATTGGGGCTATATAAATTGATTTTTTCCTATATGTTTAAGATTTTATTCTATTGCTAATTCCTCTTGATTGTTAATTAATTTAACGTACATGTCGGTTTCCACTTCAGTGGTTCCATCTGCTAATGTTGCAGTACCTGAACCGAGAGTGTCCAAGGTTATGGTGGTTTCAATTGCATCAACACCACTCATACTATATTCGACTCTTAATGTACATTTAGGGAAGAATATAATACATTCAAGGTCACTGTCTTCACAATGAGCAATACGGACTTGTAAGGGCACTTGTAATAATTTACAAGCAGATGGTTCAAGGGCATTAACTTCACCATACTGTGCATCAAGGATACTACGTACTGTGTCAGATGTGAGTGTAGTTGTAATGCTTATTGTGTTTTCACGTTTACCAGCCTGGGCCCTCTTCTGAGGATACCTTGAACCAAGACCAATGGTACCATCTACATCATGGTTATTGTTACCCTCATAACTGAATGCAGTGCTTACACCGTCTAATGCTTTGAGATTGCCTTGATTGTCAGTTCCCATTTTCAAACTGACATCGTAGAACATGATGAATATTTGCTCATTGGTTAATTCATCAGGACGAGTGAAAGTATCACCGCTTCCGATAATACCGGCTTTCTCAGTGGAATATATCCAGTCTGCTTGTACTGTCATTCCTTCATCAGACACTTCCAATGAAAGTTTATCCTCTAATAAACCATACAAGTATTTCTTGAGCATATCATACACTGCAATTCCACGGAAACTTGGGAGTTCTTTTCCTTCACCACCGTAGAATTCATGAGTGTGTACAGTTGCACCGGATTCTCCAGCAGTGTAAACGTAATTGTCAAGGAAACCACGGAAATACCAAGCCAATTGTTGCAAATCAGCATCTGCAGTTGTACTACCTGATGGTTTCATGATACCTGCACGAGCACGACGGTTCATCCTTGAACCACCTGACCTTAATACTGGTTCGTCACCAAGGTTGAAATCTACATCCTCGGCTTGATTCCACCAATCTGGGTCAAATGCAGATTTGGCAACAGTAGTGTCGGCGTAGGTGCTTTCGAGTTCTAATCCAAATCCTCTATCTACCATTATTTTAAGCTCCTAATAATTGTTTTAAACATAATTTCCAATTGATTTTAATATTCACATTCAAGACTACTGCAACCACTGGCAATCTCTCGGACTTATTATTCACATCTACTGTGCCCATTGGATAGAATGTTTCGAGTGTGATGTTGTTGATGAGTCTTTGTCCTGGTAGTATTTGTGATTGTACTGTTTGCCAGTTCTTACATACTGCCAAGATTACTCTTGTTGCAAGGTTTTGAGTGGAAGTGTGGGCATCTTCCATTTCCTTTTCATAAACTGCACAGTTGAATTGGAATGGTATGATTAAATCCATTGTTCCACTAATATCCGGTTGCCTTCCACTTCTTGCTTCATGTTGGTACATCCAGATGAACGGTTCCTCAACATGTTCCTCTTCACTGTACACTGTCAGGAATGTTTCCACGTCTTCCAGTAATCCATCAGTGACTATCTCATTTTCAATGCAAGTCTTCATGATAAGGGCAATCTTCTCTAATCCAATATCAACATTAACACTCATCCGAACACCTCACTAATCGCCTTTAAGAAATAACCATCGAGTCTACCGGATACATCATTGATACTGTCCTCAACGAAATGACGGCCACTGATACCAGGATGATGCACCACTTTAACTGGATGCTCTGCTCCTTCCCAGTATAATGCCTTAGCATTTACTGGTGTGATAGTGTATGGTCCTGTTCCATCATTCACATACCTTGCATATTCTGCAGGTGACTTGATACTTGCTTCACTATCAGAGAGACTATCCACAAACCAGCTTTTAAGCAGTCCATGGTCTACTGGTGAATTCATCATCAAGACCCTTACCATCTCTTGTGTGGCGTATTCCATCCCCTGAGTCATGGCCTCTTTCATCTTCTCCGGTGACAATTTCTCAGTTAATTTACTGGTATCGATTTCAACAGTAATACTCACCATTAGTCATCACTACCAGTTATGGCATAGACGCCGATACTATCCTTATCATTTGATGAGTCTTTGATGAAAGGTTTTAGATCATGTTTCAATTCCTCGGTGAAAATATCACTACTGACATTTTGGATTGTCCAGTCATTCACCTTGATAATTGGACTGTCACGTTTCTGTATTGCAAGACTTACCATGTTACTGGTTAATCTGAGACAAACATTCTTGACTGCATCACGTACAGTATCATCAGTATAATTACGGTTAGTGTAGACATTAATCAAATCCTGTGCTTGTAATATCCAATCACTAACAATCTCTTCTAATTTTGCAGTGTCATCCTTTTCAAGATTCAAATGCTTAGGCTTCAAACCATGAAAGTTTATGACATCATCTACACTAATCCACATAATATCACATCATAATTGGAAATTTAGTTAAAAAAAATAATAGAACTAAGGTAATTCCCCAGTTCTAATGTATTCGTATAAATTCCTACGGTTACGTTTTACGATGATTGGTAATTCATCGAATGGTTTTCCATCTTTTGTGAAATCCCATTTTTTAGCAGTTTTCTTTTTTTCTGCCATAAAAAACATCCCCGTTTTTATTCAGTGGAGTCATCTGCAGTTGGTTCTTCTTTTTCCAATGCTTCGACTCTTGCTTCTAAGTCTTTAACTTTCTTTTTTAAACTCATTGACATGAGCTATCAACCCTTTTTATAATAATGATGCTGCTTCAGCGGCGGTAATGTCTGCAACAATTACACTGTCAGCCCATTGTACACTTGCATCGCATCTGATACGGTAGTAGTATTCGGTTTCTTCATTTTCTACGATACGTTTAGGTTCTACAGATAAGTCTTTGTAGACACCGTACCAGAGGAATTCAGGAACAGTTAACATACTTGCTACGTTTCCATGTACAGTACGGCCATCTGCAGCATCAAGGACTGGAGCATATTTAACTGGGATACCTTTGTATTGTAATTCGGTAGCGTTCAATAAGGAACTGTCTCCTAATCCAGTTTCACGGTCAATAAGGAATTCGCGGTATGCTTCTTGTACTTCGAATGGTACATAGTAGACAAGGTCTTTCATGAGATTGGATTGTCTGTATGCAGCAGGCATTGAGTATAACATTTTGTCGAACATTGCGGTGATTCCATCGGTAAGGTCGAAGTCTTTAGTGCCTGAGCCTTTTGCACCATCAGATTTTAAGGTGGTTGTTGCGGATTTTAACCATCCGTTGAGGGTACTGAATAATGGGTCTTTGTTTCCACCTGAAGTGTAGGTGGTGTCACCGAATACACATACTGCTTCAAGGTCAATACCGACTGCTTCACCCATCATAGTAAGTAGGGTTTGTTCGAATTGTTCCCTTTCAATGTTATCTTCCTTATCATCATCAAGGATACTGGTTAATGCTTTGAGTTTGGTTGCAACTAATTCTGCTTTACCGAAACCAATGGTTGCAGGAGTTAATTGGTTTTGGGTTACTTGTTCATTATTAACTGTTTTGTAACCAGTTTGTAATACACGACCAGTGACTTTAGTAGATGAAACTACTTGACTGGTACTGTTCATTCTACGGAAACTTGCATCGTTAAGGATGGTTTGGTTAATAGTTGCTGCACGCATAAAAGTGGCAAACTGTTCTTCGTTCAATAATGCTTTTGCAGAAGCCATGTCAGTTCTCATTGACTTAAAGACTTCTCTTTCATTTTCGTTTACGATTTGGGATAAAATATGTTCATTTACCATAAATAATCACACCATTTTTAGTGTTTTCTTGTTCCATCGGCGTTTCTGCCCATGAATTCATAAATATTAACAGGCTTTGACTTTTCTGCAGAAATATTGTCATGGATTGGTTCTGCTTTAGATTCGCCTTTTTCTGCTACCGGTTCTTCTTCTTCGGTTGCTTCTTCTACTTCTTCTTCCACTTCTTCAGTGGTTTCTTCTTCAACTTCTGCTTCTTCTTCCACTGGTTCCTCTACATCTTCGACTTCTTCTTCGATGTCTTCGGATTTTTCAGCCACTGGAGTTAATGCTTCAGTTAAAGTCTTGGTGAACTCTTCTTGCATGGATTTCAAAGCTTCAGCAAAGTCAGATTTCATTGAAGCGATTTCACCTTTTAACTCGGTGACTTCTGATTTCAATGCTACAACTTCTGCTTCCTCACTCATACCCATAGCAGAGAGCACTTTACTTTTAAGTGATTTAACATCTTCTTCCATTATTTCACCTTTGTTTACTTCACAGAATTCACTATCATGGAGACACGGAGATTTCACTAGACTCACTGATAGTACTACTGGGTCAGGCACATCCTTAATCAAGGAGTTTCCTGAACTACTAACATCTTTACAACTACAAGGCAACGGAGCACTACTATCTGACTTTAAAGCAGATAAGTACTCGTTGGCTCTTGATTTAGTGAAGACACTAGCACTATACCCAGTATAACCACCATTCAACGCCAACTCGATAGCGTTTGGGTCAGTTAACTGTGAAGTGACAAACCATGAACCACGTGGATAAGTTTTCATGGATCCGTTGAGTGTGGTCATGGTAGTGTCTTCTGTTAGTAAGAATGAGTCGACAGGTACACCAATCTTGGTGCCGTCTCGTGTGAGTCCGTGTTCATGGTCTATGAATTGGTATTTTTCATAGGATTTTGCGAATTCACGGATTTGTTCAACAGTTAATGGAGGTTCACCATTTGCCCAGTCACAGTCTTTTGCTCCAGGAATCATCACTGGTGCTGTGAGGTTTACGGTTCCATCACTGTTCATTGTTATTGATTTCATAAGAATAATTGGGGAGTGTTTGAAGATACGAAATAAGGGTATCTTCATATTAGAGTACGAACAATTAGAAAAAAATAGATTAGATTTTAATTAAGTCCTCTTCACGGAAGGGATAATGTTCCGGTGCCATGTAACCATACGGCACTACAAATGGTGCATTACTACATCTGCAGTTAATCCATTCCTCAATTGGTCCGGATGTGTCACCAGGATAAGCAAGTCCATTACTATATGTTGCACCTATTGGTATGATTTCACGGTCAACTTCAACATGTGAGTCCCTTGTTCGGTCATCATCTGCTGCTATCCATTGTGTGTATTCCACGTTCATGGATTGGTAGGTTCTCATCACGGCATTGTTATGGGCATTATGGATTTCAGTACGTGCGATTCGTTTGGCTTCCCATGTCTCTAATTGGTCGAATCGTTTCTGAAGCATACTGGCCACTACATTAATTCCTTTACCTGAAGTGTAACCGTCTGTTATGATTTGGTTAATTTGTGAAGTGACTCTTGCAAGTGTCCTCTTGGATGCTGTGAATGTTTTCTCTAACAGTTCATCTTCAGCATCTTTCAAGGTTCCGAATAGGTTCTTGCTTTTCTTACGGAGTGTTGTTGTAATCTTGGTTATGTTGGATTTCCATCGTACACCGTAGTCGGCTTTCATTGCTTGTCTGTCAGTTAATTGTTTGACTAATCGTTCTGCTTCACTTGAACCTAACCTGTATTGGCGGCGAATATACTTCTCCAGTATACGGTTGTATTCTTCTTCAGCATCAAGGATTGGTTTGGTGATGAGATTGATTTGACCTTGGAGCAACTGGTAATCACTCCAATACTCTTCAAGGTTCTCTTGCACCTCTTCACTTACTTGTTTGAATAATTTGGCAATGTCCCTTGTCATTGCCTTTTCATTATTCAATCCACGTTTATTCGCTATCTGTGAGGCTAATATCTTCTTCTTGCTCTTCAATGATTGGTTCTTCATTTGGTTGTGCCTCTCTTCTTAATTCATCTTCCAAGCTTTCAAGTATACTATCCACTTCCAACATTGGATTAGATTCTGTATTGTTCCAGATGTTTTCGAGTGGTTGGCCGTTAAGGTATCTTGCATTGAGATAATAATCGTCTGGGTCTTCCATTGTTAATCCGAATTTTCCACCGAAGTTATCAATCAGTTCTTTAATGGTCATTGCTCCTCTTTGGAATAGGAACTCCGCAAGGGCAAGGTCTTTAGTGTAATCGATTGGTGCAACATCTTCAATACTGAACTTCCAACTGGTAACTCCTAATTCGGTTCCGATTTGATTAATCAATGACTCCATTTCTGATTTGATTGGTGCAATAGTTCCGTATTTGTAACTGCTCATAGTGGCTTCTGAATTGCTACCATTTAGGTTTCCACTGTCGAAGATACCGAGTCGACTTGGGTCTAGATGATGTGCGTGAATGCATTCGTCTCTCACATCTTTACGGTACATTCTGAAATGACCTTCCTCAGTCTGCACACTCAATGGAGTAATCTGCAAATCAACATTACCCTCCTCACCCTCAGATGGTATAGTGATACATATAGCGGAATGTGGATTCTTGATGACTTCCTTAATCTGTTGACCAATCTTATACCTTAATGTCTGTGTGATGTCATACTCTGGGTCATCTGGATCTACATCGTAATCAGCGAAGTCACCAGTCACTGTGATTGCGAATTTTGGCATTCCATAATTCTCAAAGAAACTGTTATTGTATTTGACTGCACCGATGTCACCTTTGATTGAACCTAAACATGAGACAATTGGTGGTCTGCCGTAATAATCAGTTCCTGGTGCATACTCCATACTCCATAGTAATTCGTTGGCTTTCTCATGAGGTTCAAGACTATTGTATGGATGGAAGTCACCAGTATCAGCATGAACATCACACTTATTACCATACTCATCATAGTTCTTACCATAGATTACAAACCATACCCTTTTACCAGATGGTGTGGTATGGAGTACTCTTTTAAGGTCAGCGTGTCTGCGAAGAGTCTGAGCAGGAATATGCTTCAACCTCATAATATCAGAGTCAGACTTGTCCTCCCTTATCACTTCTAATGCACCGTATCCGATTGCACGGCGGTCATATACTAACCGTTGCAAATGAGTATTAATACTTGGTGTGCAGTTATCTAACACTTCAATGAAACGTTCCTTTTCCGCCTCGATAGATTCAATACCTTCTACTGGTTTTAATGTGTAATTGATACCACTGACATCCATTGCAACTGCTTCAACACAACTTGCATGATAAGTATACAGGTCAAGTAATGCTACAAGGTCATATGGATTGTATTTCGGATTGAGAATATTATGTCCCATCTTGTAGATTTCATCCACAACCTGCTTCGAACCGGTTGCAGGGTCAATGTCTGCTTTCAACGCATGCTTCTCCAATTCAAGATTGTCGATAACATGGTACTCGTTTTCTTTGTCTACTGTCACTATAAATGAATCTGATTTCCTCATAAATATCACGCATTAATCTTTTGTCCTCTCCTACTCAACCTTGAACCGAATAAACCACCACGCCACATATCAGGACAATGGTCATCCACTTTCAAAGGTTTATCCTCACCACGCTGTTGAGCTTTAGTATCCCAACAATAAGTTTGAGCTTGAGTAATACTATTCACACAAGACTCATGAATAAAGAATCGTTCCGTATTGAACAGGTCTTGTATCCTTGTAATGTCCTTGAAAGTATCCGGTGCATATGTCCGTACTTTCATCTTGATTCGCTTGTCTTGTTTGCATTGTGCTTTCAGACTTGCAGCATCGTGTGGTAAAAATAAGGTGCTTCTTCTTCCCAGATTGTACTTGTCTTGTAATCGTAGAATATCATTTACTCGGTCACTATCTGATTGTGCTATTCCTTTCACGGTTGCATCATAGTAGGTTTCCTCTTGTAAGTAGTAACTGTTCCCATTTTTTGTGTCTTTGACTATTCCCATGACTCCAAAGGTTGTCACAGTGGATACTCCATAGTCACAACAGATGTTGATTTCATCAAAAGTAGAAGTTAGATCATCATGGAAAACATGTATGGTTTCATCGAAACTGTCATAGATTACTCCTTCAGCGATTACCCATTGTCCGAGTATGTTTCGTTTGTAGTTAATTCGACTTTTACGGTTTACTCTTTTCAGTTCTTCAATGTATCGTTTGCTTAAGTGGAGGTTGTCTTCTAATGTGAAGTGCCAGCATTTGACTGTTCCTGATTCGAGTAGTTCTTGATTGGTAATATAATCGGTATAGATGAAATGGTATGGTGATTCTGGGTTCATTGTCCAGAACATTTGTGCACCATCGACTGAACATCTTGTTATTGCCATTTCTACTGTTGATTTACTTGCACTTGTTAGTTCGTCTGCATACCATCCACCGACGGTCATACCTCGTACTTTCTCTGTTGCTCCTTCATCACTGAAACCTATGAGCCATATCTTATTGCCAGCTATCTCAATGTAGTTGTCGAACTTCCGGTACTTGTAAGGGATACGGCCGTCTATCATTCGGATTAGGTCACGGATTACATTCCTTTCGATAGTGTCTCTTGTCTTTCCACTTATCATGAATTCATAATAAGGACTGTCAAGTACGAATAATAGGAATCGGAATGTTGCAGCGATAGTCTTACCGGACCGGACACTACCATGTGCTATGTTAATGAAAGCATCACTATCGTAGATGAATGATTGGGCCTTGTAACTGAATGCACCAAGATGTAATGTATCATTGTTTGTGTTTGTCCCATTCGGCTTTGCTTGCATGGAATGCCTCCAGTAAGTTATCGACACCTTGATATTCAACTTTGGTTTCTGCATCAACATCGAGTTTCTGATTAGCAAAAGTAGTAGGCTCTTCCATATCAATACGGTTATCATCACTCATATTGACATAAGCATCAACACCATGTTTCAATTGGGAGTACTTTTCAAATTCAGCTTCTTTCTCTAATCTGTCTAATAGTTTCTTTCGGAAACTGTTTTTTAGTTTGAAGTTGTCAATCTTGTCTTCCTTGTCGAGTTCGTGTAGTGTGGCAAGTAGGTCTTCTTTTTCAGATTTCCTTTTGGCTTCTTTACGGACTCTCCATTTGTTGCATGCCTCCCCTGCCCATTTTCTCAATACAGCATAGGAGGTTATTTTGCTTTTGTCTGTGAATTTTTGTGAATTTTTGTGAAGTTCACATAGGTGTTGATGGAAGTCTTTTAGGTTGAATGTTGGGAATTCCAAGAACTCTAAAAAGTAGCAGTATTGGTTGGGAGTTTCTCCATCTTGTTTCTCCCAGTATGGTTCTTGTAGTTCCTCTATTGGCATATTACCACTATATTAACAATGTTATATTTTATTCTCTCTTAATGAATGAATGATATGTATGCTGCAATAATTCCTAATATTCCAATTATTGCGGGCATAGCCAATATCATTTTGTATAATGTTTCTTGTCTTGATTCTAATGCAGTTACTCTTTGGTTTAGGTTATTGTCATCTTGTATACTATGTAACATTATATTATTGACATTTTCAGTTAACTTATCAAGTTTGGCATCAATTCTATCCATTTTCTTATCTAATTCATCGATACGTTTCTCTTTATATTCTGCCTTTGCTTCAAGTTCGGCAAGTTTATCTTCTTTGATACAGATGTATTCAGACATCTTCTTCACCAGTTACGTACTCATCATTCAATACTTCTGATTCTTCTGCAACTGGTTTGTCACCGAAATTGTTTGGGTATTTTGCATCTATGATTGCCAATACGAATGTGAGTATTGCAGTTAAGAATGCTGCTACGGTTTGTTCATCTGTTCCAATATATACTGCAATCGCTGGTGCGATTGTCATGATTATGATTTTTATTATTGTGGTTAGGTTTCCTATTATATCTGGGTTCATGATCATTAACTCCATTTTGATTTGTGGATTGCCATGTGAGGGATTTGCACCCTCATACGAGACAGGCACCATATTGTAATAAAATGAATAGACATTGTCCTTTCAGAGACTTTATAACACTATGTGCCAATTGTCATATTCTCTATGACACGGCATAGGGTGGTGTGATACTTTGGCAGGTTGGGAGAGTTGCACTCCCGTTTTTTGTTTTCACACCATTATTATTTTAAAGGATTCTTAATATGTTAAAAAACCACAGTGACCGTGGTCTTTTCCTGTTAACCTGCATATGAATAGATTAGGAAGAAGGTTTACCAAAAAAGAGGATAAATCGAATGATATTATGTTTTTTGATAAACTAACCAAAGGAGGTTTAAAAAATGTCGAATATACGAAGAGAGATTACGAAAAACTATGATTGCATAAGATGACTTTATTAAATGGCTGCTATTATGTTCTCCTCTTTTTCAGCCTTACTTCTTCCATAAACTTCGAATATATGATTCCTTCGACTTTTCGAGTCTGATGTATTGTACGATTGATGAGAATTGATTGTCAATGATTACTGTTCCACATTTTTCACAGTAGGTTATGTCATGGAAACTGTCATAGAGCACTTCTGTGCTTTTACATTCCGTGCATGTGATACCAGAGTGTGGATAGTTTTTAGTGGACATTTTCTATCTCATTCATATTATAGTACGAACATTTAGAGTATGTGGAGTTGGTGTCTCCTTATTTCGTTCTGTACGATTTCAGCTTCTCGGTTATTGTCTGGGTGTTTGTGTGGTCCTATTGTCCTGGTGCCTATTAGTGTTTGGTTTCTTCGGTTTTTATTTTTGTAGTAGTATTTGCTGTCGTAGATTCGGCGTTTTTCTTGTCGACTGTTTTTTCTGCATTCGTCACTGCAGTACATTTGTCTGTTATGTGTTTTCTCATATTCTTTGCCACAGTAGGCACATTTAGCTTTGGGATATTTGATGTTAACTTTCATATGTATCATTGTTCAGGGTGTCTATGATTCGGTCTGCCATCTTGTCACCTATGCCTGGGACTGATGTTAATTGTTGATGGGTTACGTTGAGTAGGTCTTCGAGTGTGTGTAGATCCAGTAGGGTTA